TGATAGGACGTGTTAAGAGCAACGGCTCGAGAATTACGCAGACGATACCGGTCCAGTTCCTGGAGAGTTCTGCAACAAGATTCCAGATGACGGACGAGGTTGAGTACATCACATACAACCTCAGCGTTTCAGGATCCACAACAACACTTGCGTTCGGTACGGCATCAACCGACGGATATATCGAGAAGGTTTACGGAATGTTATAAAACAGGAGGATAACAAGATGAACATTACAACATCGATCTACTTGGATTTCGGCAGAAGCACGATTCCGATCACGGTCTATGCTAAAAGAGGCGATGTTGATTCGAGAACTGTGGAGATCACTCCGCTGCATCTCGGTCAGCCTTACACTCTTGAGGCAGGCGTGACAGCTCGTATCCAGGCGACAAAACCGGACACGACTCAGGTCGTAAATGACTGCGTTATTCAGGACGGCAAGATCTATGCAGATCTTACAGCGCAGATGCTTGCAGCTGCCGGCATGATGGTTGCAGAGATCGCGCTCTACAAGAATGCAGTGCTGCTCTCTTCCCAGATCTTTTATGTAGATGTAAAAGAAACAGCTTACGACGAGAATGTTGTCACGAGTTCCGACGAGTTCAAGTCACTCTTGGCAGCGTTTACAGCTGTCGACAACCTCGACGCATGGGTTGAACAGACTCCGACAGGTGCAACGATCTACATCAGAGGCAAAGACGGAGTCACAAGATCTGCTCACGTTGACACATTCATGTCAATCAAGACGATCAGCGACATCAGATGGGCTGTCAGAAGCGGTCTCGCTTCGCTGCTCTTCCCGGTCGGATTCGAGTTCACCGTTGAGAAGGAAACTTCCATCACTGTTGCTGTCGGCGATCACAACACAGGCGTTACAGCTGCAACTGTTGACGAGGATACATTCCTCCATGCTGTCGGCGATGCACATCACGGTGACTACGAAGCTGTATTTGACGGTGATGAGTGGCACAAGGAAGACGGATCTCTCGTTGACCTCGTTGAGTATGGCATTACGATCACAGGAACACCTGCAGCAAACGATGTTGTCATCGTTACAGAAACAGACCTCGAGATCGTCTGGGTATTCAGAGGCAATTATGACAGGAACAATCTGCCTGCAGGCTACAGCGGAATCCTTCCTGCGGATAATCACATCAGATATTTCTCGGTCATCGAGACAAAGTATGTTTACTCTAACGCTGCAGGAACTCAGATCGGCGTACAGTATGATGCAGCTGAGGCTCTTTACTACTGCGAATCTGCTCTTGCTGCAGGAACATACAATTTCACATGGGACTATGCAACCGGTTCGATTGTCAACGGAACATTCGAGTTCACTCTTACACAGAATGTACCTGCAGGCGGTCAGATTTCCATCGGTGTCAGCTCGAACGGTTCAGCTCTTACTGCTTGCAAGATCACAACATACGACGCTCCCGGCGGAAACGTCATTGAGAGCAATGTTGTCATCAGCTCCGGTTCTTCCGGAACAAGCCTCGGAACCGTACATGGTACGACAGTCGAAGGAGCAGGGCTCAACTGCGGCCAGAGGATCGTTTTCGGATCCAACAACTATGCACAGAGCGCCATCAGACAGTGGCTCAACTCCGACAAGGGCCTCGGATACGTCTGGAAACCGACAAACGAGTTCGACAAGGCTGCATCCTGGCATACATCTGCAGACCAGGCATACAGAGGCTGGATGCACGGCCTCGGCGATGACTTCATGGATGCTGTTCTTGAGGCGAAGGTTCCCTGCAGAACAAACAGCGTTTGGGAAGTAGACAGTCTTGACGGCACTGAGTTTGCTGTAAACGAGACATACGAGGTCAAGGACAAGTTCTTCCTGCTCTCAAGACCTGAGATCTACGGAACATGGGATTCTTCTTCCTATAAGGATGGCGAACTCCTCGAGTATTACGACGGTCTTACCCAGGCTGAACTTATACACCGTGACAAGGGTGGAACAGCACGTTATGACTGGCTCCGGTCTCCGTACCCGTCGGGCGCCAGCATCGCTCGCCTCGTGAACACCGACGGCTCGTTGGGCAGCATCAATGCGTTTAGCGCTTACGGCGTGTCCCCCACTTGTATAATCGGCTAATCTAAAAATCCGCCGCGATAGCGGCGATTAAGAGAAGAAAGGAGATACATGAGTGTTCGTGTAGGAGATAGAGGGCAAGGCCGTCTTGAAGTGTTAAACAAAGCGCGGATCCTCAAAAGATACACCCTCGCCCTGTTGAAGAACGATAAGTATTTCCCGAAATCCGTCAGATGGATGTACGCACAGCCGATACATCAGGAGATGAGAGCTGCGTGCTCGTGTATAAGGCGAGCCAACGCAGTTCGAGTTTCCGACGGAATCTGCAGAGAAAATGAGTTCAAATACCGTCACGGCCAGCAGGTCGAAGCATACGCCCACCTCGAAGCGCTGCTCGATCTGATAGATGATGTATATCTTGCCAGGTATATATCAGGCCGACAGGCGGAGCACTGGACCAAGCTCATAGTCGACACAGAAACGCTTCTGCAGGCTTGGGCGAAGTCAGATGCTGAACGATATAACAGATTAGGGTAGTCGCTATCCGCTCCGGTCTCCGAACCCGTCGAACGCCAACAACGCTCGCAACGTGAACACCGACGGCTCGTTGAACAACAACAATGCGATTAACGCTAACGGCGTGTCCCCCGATTGTGAGAAATATGCCAGATTCAAGTAGTCCAAGATGACCAAAGCAGCGCATCTCACACAAGGAGCGAATATCCTGCATCCTTAGAAAGGAGCGAACACATACGGATGACGGAAGTGTCTTTCGAGACAGTCTTCCTATCAGCATCCGATTATTTTTATGTCATATAAGGAAGTGACAGACTTCGACAACCTGTATCAAGGTCTGACGAAGTGCTGCAGAAACGTAAGATGGAAAGACAGTGTAGTCGGTTATGAAGCAAACGCTCTGAAGAATACCTACAAGCTGAGAAGAGACCTTCTCGCAGGCAAATATAAGATCTCCTCATATCAACGGTTTCAGGTTTTTGAGCCAAAGAAACGTGATATTGTGGCAACGCGCCTCCGAGACCGCCAGTTCCAGAGATCCTTATGTGATAACGGTCTGTACGACATGATGACGAAGCACTTTATTCATGATAACTGTGCTTGCATGAGAGGCCGAGGTGTCGACTATACACTGAACAGGCTGACAGCTCACCTCCGAAAGTATTACCAAGAGCACGGCGACAGCGGATGGGTTCTGAAGTGTGATATACATCACTATTTCGAATCTATTCCGCACGACGTTGCAAAACAAGCGATATACAAAAGAGTTCCAGATCCTGATATCGCCGAGAAGGCGCGTGATATTGTCGACTCCTTCGGAGGAGATCGCGGAATCGGGTTAGGCTCCCAGGTATCGCAGCTGATCGCTCTGGCGGTCCTTGATGATTTAGATCACTACATCAAAGAACGTCTGAAGATCAAACACTATATCAGATATATGGATGATTTCATTCTTATTCATCCGGACAAGGAATATCTGAAGACCTGCAGAAAAGTGATTGAAGCCAAACTTGAAGAGTTAGGTCTCAAACTTAACGAGAAGACGAAGATATATCCTATCAGACAAGGAGTGAAGCTCCTTCAATGGCGGTTTATCATCATGCCTTCCGGCAGGATCGTCCGAAAGATGAGCAAGAAGAAAACAGGAAAACAAAGGCGGAAGCTCCGGAAGATCCTAATCAAGGAATACACAGGACAATATGCCAAGGGTGCTGCAAAGGAATCACTCATATCATTTCTGGCTAACGCTTCCAGAGGCGATACATACTACGAGCGCCGACGGATGACCGATTACTACATTAAACAGGAGGCTTACTTCAATGAACATGAACTACAAAGAACTCGCAAGAGCAGAAGCTCTCGCAGCTGCACAGCGCGACGAAATGATGGACGTTCTTCAGGCAAGATATACAAAGGCTTGCGAAGAGCAGAATGCTGAAGATGCTGCAATGTTTGCCAGGAAGATCAGAAACAAACTTCTGGAAGATTCTGACAACAAGCTCGCATTAGACAGACTTGGTCTCGTTGCTCCTTCAGGATCCACCTTTACAGCCTGGCTTTCATTCCTCAAGGCGCTGGGAAATGTTTTGACAGGCGCATGGGCGAAATACAGGCAGGATCTTCGCGATCTCCCGGATCAGCCCGGATTCCCATTCGACATCGAGTTCCCGACGGAGCCAACTTCGGAGGCTGAAGAGTGACGGCACTCGAACTTATTGAGCGACTATGTACCATCACAGAACTGCAGGCCGAAATAATCAACGAGCAGGCGGCGATAATCGCTCAGTTAAACATAGATACAGAGATCGCGTCAAAATTGACGTGTTTGCGCAATTCCGTAGAGGAAGAGAAGAACAAGCTCTCCGCTCCGGATGAATAACTATGCCCTCCTCGATATCGGTATAAGTCGCTGTGAGGCAGGTGCGGCCGCAAGACCGCGCCTGTCTTACGAGGAGAGAAAGGAGGATGTATGGCTTTTGACGCTTCAACAGATCCTGCAGCTGAATCTCTGTTCGCATACAGAAGTTCTGATGGTTCCACAAGATGTTCTGTCAAATATCTTGAGACATCCAAGGAGACCAAGACAGCCATAGAGAAGCTCTCGAAGGAAGCCCTCGGCGCATCCGCCAAGATCCTACGAAAGAAGCTCAAAGCGGACCTGCCTGTCAGAACTAACCATCTGAAGAACCATGTCGCATCCTGGAAGAGGATCGAACGATCGACAGGACAGCCGATATTAGACTTCGGATTCTACGGATGGCAGAAGGTAAGACAGAAGAACAAGGTCCCTTCCAGAGCAAATCCGCACTGGATAGAGTTCGGCACCGCTCCACACGCGATCGAACCGGTCAGAGCAAAGAAGCTCTACGACAAGTCAACCGGGATCGAATACGGATTCTATGTTGCACATCCCGGACAGAAGGCAACGCATCTTCTCAGGAATACCATTCAGAACAACATAACAGAGATCAGAGCAGCACAAGAGGAGTATCTGAAGAAGATCGATGAGATCTTAGATATCAGACAGCTCCAGATTAAAGAAACAGAAGACGAAGAAACTGATTAAGGAGGTACTAATCATGGAAAGATTGAAGAATGACATCACAAGCGCAGAGTTCTGGAAGGCGGCAGGGATCAGAGCCCTGAAGACCTTTTGTCAGACCGCCATAGCTGCGATCGGAACGACAGCTCTCATTGAGCAGGTCAACTGGCTTGTTGTCGGTTCCGCATCTCTCCTGGCAGCTGTCTTGTCTATCCTGACAAGCATCGCCACAGGTCTGCCGGAGGTATAAACATGGATCCGATCAGCATAGCTGCACTCATTTTTAGTGGTTGTATGCTCCTGATCTCGCTCGTTACTTTCATTATTAACAATGTAAAGTCGAGCAAGAACGACACGAAGGCAGAAGAAGGCAGATTGAACGACATCAATCAGTCGCTTCTCAAGGTCAACATGAAACTTGACCAGGTGTGCACTACAACCTCCGAAATACGAACCGATATCAAGACAATGCAGACCAAACAAATTGAACATACAGAACAGATCGCGGTCCTCAGTGGGCGAGTTGATACCGCCTTCATGAGGATCGATGAACTGCGAGCTGCTATTTTAGATCTGCAGAAAGGAGCTAAGTAATGGCAACATGGAGTCCTTTAACAGATAAGATCCGCGAGAGCGGAGACAATTCCGGAAACAGATGGTACGCAGTCACAAGAATAACTCCTCACTGCTGGGTTGGCCAGGTATCGATTGAGAACGGTCTCGACTACTTCGCCACAACAAGCAGACAGGTATCATCTAACTACATCATCGGATCCGACGGCCGTGTCGGAGGTTGTGTTCGTGAAGACTGGAGAGCATGGACAAGCTCATCCAGAGACAACGACAACCGTGCCATCACGATCGAGTGCGCGAGCGATGCAAGCTCGCCTTATGCTTTCAGGGATGTTGTATATGACAAGCTCATCAAGCTCTGCGCAGATATCTGTCAGAGATACGGAAAGAAGAAGCTGATCTGGATCAGTGACAAGGACACTGCTCTTGACTATGATCCGGATGATGACGAGATGCTCCTGACCGTTCACAGATGGTTTGCTGATACAGACTGTCCGGGATCCTGGCTTATGAGCAGGATGGGAGACCTTGCTGCTCAGGTAACGAGCATCTTATCCGGAGATCCTCCGGCACCCGTTCCGCAGGGCAAGTACACGGTATGCACTTATAGTGGTGATGCTCTAAGGCTCCGTAAGGAACCGAACACTGACAGTGAGCAGGTCGGATGGATAGACAACGGCGACACATTCGAGTCCGAGACCGTCGTTGAAGGCGAGTCTATCGGAGGATGCGCTGCCTGGGTATATTACAACGGAGGCTATGCGAGCGGAAGATACCTCTCTCCGACTCCCGTGGTACCGGAGCCCGGTCCTGAACCTGGTCCCGAACCTACTCCACCGGAACCGTCAGAACATGGTTATCCTGGACCGTGGCCTGAGATCCCTTCAAGAGGATATTTCCAGAAGGGTGACACAGGATCCGAAGTAGAAAAGCTGCAGAACTTCCTTCTCTGGATGGATGCTGACTGCCTGTCTACTTACGGAGCAGACGGAATCATAGGATATGAGACACTTACAGCTGTAAAGCTCATTCAGGGAATGCTCGGCGTTAAGGTAGACGGCTTCTATGGTCCGAAGACCGAAGCAGCTGCCAAAGAGTACAAGAAATAAGGAGACATAACATGGCAACTGAGAAAAAAGATACAAAGAAAGCTGCAAAGCCTGCTGAGATCACGGCAGAAAAGAAAGTTGCAGAAAAGAAGCCTGCCAAGAAGTGCACTGAATACTTCAGCAGGTCAGGCACAGGCCGCGCTCTGAAGATCAGAGACAAGGCATCATCCAGCGGCGAAGAGATCGGATCCATTCCGTTTGGTGAGAAGGCGAAAGTCTACTCTGTAGAGGATGGATGGGCTGAAGTTGAGTACAACGGCATCAAAGGATACTCGATCGCAGCTTATC